GGCACCACCGGGGCACGTGTAGCCACCCTAGGCAGGTAGACGAACCGTACGACCTAGGAAGGTAGGCAACATGCCAGCTATCGGGCTCGTGGACGTGCTTAGGCAATCCATAGACGAGCTACACGCCAGAATGAACGCGATCGAGGCCGGGGCGGTGGCCGATCAGCGCGACACGCTGAACGACGTGGAACAGACCACGTGGAACGAGCTACGCGACGAGGCGGCCGCGAAAACCGAACGGTTAGAGCTACTCGTGGCGCGCGGCGAGCTAGACGCGAGGGCCGGGGCGCTCATGGCGCGATCGCGGCCGGAACCGCCGGCGCCGGTGGCCGAGCGCGGGACGTTCCCGTACCGGACACCCGGCGAGTACGTCATGGCGTACATGAGGACTAAGCGCGGGGACGCGGCCGAATCGGCGCGCTTCACTCGAGCGCTGGCGGACGTGACCACCGCACAGACACCCGGGCTCGTGCCACCGCAAGTCACCGGCGACGTGTTAGGGACGTGGCTAGGTAACCGGCCGTCCGTGGACGCCATGAGCAAGCCCGCGCTTCCGCCGGTGGGCATGAAGGTACAGCGGCCGCATATCTCACAGCACACGGACGTAGGGCCGCACACGGAGAAAGGCGCGGTAACCTCCCGGGCGTTCACGCTGGACCTCGCGGAGATACCCTTGTCAAGCTACGCCGGCGGCGTGGACGTGTCGTGGGAGCTAGCGAACCGTTCTAGTCCGGCCGCGCTGGACCTCGTGTTTTCGGACCTCGTGAGCGTCTACGGTCGCAAGTCGGACGCGGCCGCCATGAACGGGATACTTACCAACGTGACACATACCGTGGCGTGGGACGGGACGGCCGGAACGCTGGCTAAGGCGATCAGTGACGCCATGATTAGCTGTGTCACCAACGGCGAGGAAAACCTGTTCCCGGACACGGTATGGCTAGGCATACAAGCGTACGGGCTACTGGCTAGCCTCACGGACGGGAACGGCCGGCCGCTGTTCCCGACGTTAGGACCGGCGAACGCGTACGGTACCGCCAATCAGATAGGCCAGATTTCGTCCGTGGGCGGGCTGGCGCCGGTGGTGGACCCGTACATAACCGGTAACACGTTCCTAGTGGGGCCCCGGGATCAAGCGGAGTTCTACGAAACGCCGGGGGCGCCGGTACAGCTATCCGTGGTGGACGTAGGCGTAGCCGGCTACAACGTCGGCGTAATCGGAATGTGGGCGGCCGCGGCCGTGGACCCGGGCGCGTTCGTGAAGGTAACGAGCACGCTACTTCCGCTGAGTGAGGCGGCCGACACGCCACCGGCGGCTACCGGCGGCGGACGTAGCCGGGCCGCCAGCTAGGCGGCCGTGATATGTGGCCGGGGCCGCCGTGGCTAACGAGCGCCGACTATAAGGCGTGGGCGCGTATAACCGACACGACAGACGACGCCGCGATAGACGAGGCCGTGTCCGCCGCGACGGAAAGCGTGCAGTTACGGGCCCCGGCCGCGTTCACGACCGATCCCATTACCGGCGACCCGGACCCGGTGCCGCGCGCCGTGAAACAAGCGGGACTGTTACTGGCGAACCGGCTTATGGCACGGCGGAACAGCCCGGACGGCGTGGTAGGCGTGTCCGATATGGGAACCGCCACCATCCTTAGCTACGACGCCGACATAGGCGCCCTACTAGGGCCGTGGACGGGAATGGTGGTCGCGTGAGTAGTGCCGCTCGAGCGCTCGAGATATGCGGGAAGCTAGAGGCGGCCGGCGTGCGCGCCACCACGGACCCGGGCGCGCTTAACCCGCCGGCCGTGCTCGTGGTACCGCCCCGGCGTGTCTACGACGTGGCGTGTGGCTATACCGCCGTGTGGAACGTCCACGCCATAGGGTCCGGCCCTACCGGCGGGGACCGGACCACGTGGGCGCAACTAGACGAACTAGTAGACGCGGTGGCGTCGTGCTTCGCGCTCGACCTCGCACAGCCGGGCGCCTACGTCCTAGGTCCGAACACTCACCCTAGCTACCTAGTGCAATTCACGGAGGGAATCGAATAGTGATACACGAATCACGCCTACAGAACGGGACCCTTAAGCTAGGTCCCACCGGAACGGGACAAATGGACGCGTCGTGCCAGATAACGAACGTCCGTATCACGTCCGCCTATTCGGACGACGGGGACGCGGTAACTACGCTGTGCGGGGACACGAAACCGCCACCGCGCAAGCTAGACGGACACAAACTAGAGGGAACGATCGTGCAGGATTTCGACGCGGACGCGGTGGCGCCAGCTACCGGCGGGATCATTAAGTATCTGTGGGATAACGACCTCGCGGTAGTGGCGTATGAGTACGTGCCGAACGATTCCGCCACGTGTCCTACGATCACCGGAAACGTAATGATCGAGATACCGGCCGAAACCTACGGCGGCGACGTGAACAAGCGTATTACGTCGGACTTCGCGTGGAACATGCAAGAAAAGCCGACGTTCGCGGTGGCCTAAGTGCTCGAGCTAAACGTCCGGGGCGCGGCCGAGCTGATCGGAACGCTGGCGATCGCGGCCGCGGCGGTGGCGGACCTCGAGGCCGGCTTTAGTGCGGCCGCGCAGATAATCGAGCACGCGCAAGCGGCCGGCGCGCCCCGGCGTACCGGCCGGCTGGCCGGCGCTATGTCTATGCGCTACACGAACCGTAACGAGGCGACCCTAACGAATCCGCTCGTGTACGCGGTGCCTATCCATTGGGGGCGGCCGGCGCACAATATCGAGGCGAATCCGTACGTGGTCCGGGCCGCGGACAGGACGGAGCATATGTGGAACAAGGCTATAGAGGACGACGCACAGCGCCAGCTAGATAAGGTGCACGGTGCCTAAGTTTGTGCTCGAGGTAGACCTAACCGTGTCCGGCGAGGTTATGCGGGTACGGACGAACGCCGGCGATCAGCTACGCGCCGAGCGGGCCCTAGGCTCGAACCCGGCTGATCACCCTATGGAACAGGTCTATCACGTGTGGTACGCGGCGTTTAAGCGGCGCTACCCGGACCACCCGGCCGCGAAAGCGTTCGGTACGTTCGTGGACTGTCTCGAGGCGACAGACGACGTGGACGCGGACTCAGACGAGGCGGCCGAGGGCCCTTTAGTGATACCTACCCTCGAGGCGGGATCGGATACCTAGCCGTGGCGCTGGCGGTAGAGACTGGCGTAAGCGTGCGGGAGTGGCTACGCGACCCGGCCGCCATGCTCACGGCCGCGGAGATACTCGAGGAACGCGCGGCCGAGCTGGCGGACCGGACCGGAACGAGGTAGCCGGCCGTGGCCGCGAAGCTACTCATACAGCTAGTAGGCGAATCGGCGTCCGCCGTGTCCGCCATCAAGAAAACCGGCGCGGCCGCCACGGAAGCTACCGGCGCGGCGAAGAAAACCTCTGGCGCGTGGTCCGGGGTGGGGAAGGTGGCCGCGGCGGTGGGCGGCGCGTTCGCGGCCGCGAAGATAGTCGGATTCGCGAAAGACTCAGTAGCGGCCGCGTCCGACCTTAACGAGTCATGGTCGAAAGTCGGCGTAGTGTTCGGCAAGTCCGCCGGCGAGGTATACAAGTGGTCTACCTCGAGCGCCACCGCCATAGGGCTAAGCCAGCAGAAAGCGCTAGAGGCCGCGTCCACCTACGGGAACCTCGCGGTGGCGCTAGGGCTACCGCCGGCGCAAGCCGCGAAGATGAGCACTAGCCTCGTGGGGCTGGCCGGCGACCTAGCCTCGTTTAATAACGTGCCGGTGGGGGACGCGCTAGACGCGCTACGGTCCGGGCTCACCGGCGAGGTAGAACCGTTACGCCGGTTCGGCGTGTCCCTATCACAAGCGCAAGTGCAAGCGGAAGCGCTACGGATGGGACTGGCGAAAGCGCCGGTGGATATGGCGAAGGTGACCACACAGACGGGCCGGCTGGCGCTGGCACAGCGTCAAGCGGCGGAAGCTACTAAGAAATACGGGGCGAACAGCAAGCAAGCGCAAGCGGCGAACCTAGCCGTAGCCTCGAGCCAGCAAGCGCTAACTAAGTCGATGGCCGGCGGGAAGGTAGAGCTAACCGCGGCGCAGAAAGCGCAAGCTACCTATTCGCTGATAATGAAACAGACTTCCGTAGCACAAGGGGACTTCGCCCGGACCTCGAGCGGGCTAGCGAATCAGCAACGCATAGCCGCGGCGCAATTCGAGAACACGAAAGCGACCCTAGGCACGGCGCTACTGCCGGTGGTCAACACGTTCGCGCAGCTACTCACGTCTACGCTGATACCGGCGCTTACCGTGGTGGCGTCCGTGATCAAGAACAACAGCACCGCGTTTCAGATAATCGTAGGCGTGGTCGTGGCGATCGTGGCCGTGTTCAAGATATGGACGGTGGTTACGTGGGCGCTTAACTCCGCGCTACTGGCGAACCCGATATTTTGGGTAGTGGCGGCCGTGGTGGCGCTCGTGGCGGTGATCGTGATAGTGGCAACCAAAACACAATTCTTTCAGCGGGTATGGCAAGCGGTTTTCGGGGCGGTACTCGTCGCGGTGCGGGCCGTGTGGTCGTGGATCAAAACCTACTGGCCGTTACTCGTGGGTATCCTCACCGGCCCGGTAGGGATCGCGGCGCTACTCATCTATCGCTACTGGTCGCAAATATTGGGCGCGGCCCGGGCCGTGTGGTCGTGGATCAAGGGTAATTGGCCGTTACTGGTAGGCGTGCTCACCGGGCCGTTCGGGCTGGCCGTGGTGCTGATCGTTCGCTACTGGTCGCAAGTGTCCGGTTTTTTCGGCGGGATCGTGTCCGCCATAGGCGGCGCTTTCTCTCGCGTCTACGGGCTGATCACGAGTCCGTTCGTGACCGCGTTTAACTACGTGAAATCCATAGTAGAAGGGGCGCTGAACTGGATCAGCGCTCGTGTGTCGTCCGTTATGTCCGTGGTCACCGGCGCCATTAACACGGCGAAGTCCGTCTATAACTCGTTCGCCCGGACGTGGAACGCCATACAGGTAACGCTTCCGGAGATAGACACGCACATACCCGGCGTGGGGAAGGTAGGCGGCGGGACGATCGGACTCCCGGACCTTCCCATACTGCAACGCGGCGGGCTGATCACCCGTACCGGGCTCGTGTACGCGCACGCTGGCGAGGCGATCACGCCGGCGCCGGCCCGGGCCCGGGGCGAGCTAGTCCGGATCGAGCACGCGCACTTTTCCGAGCGCGTGGACGTGGACGCGTTCGCGAAGCGGCTGGCGTGGACCCTACAGACGGCGGCCGTGTAGATGGGACCGTGTATCCGCCGGGCGTGGCTGGTGCTGGCCGGCCGTACCGTGGCGCTCGAGGACGACCTAGCCGGCTACGCGTGCACCGAGCTGGACCTAGGCTACCCGGAAGTCCGCGAGGTATCTTCGCCCCGGCCCGGGGCCAGTGGGACCATAGATCGCACAGAGTTAATGGGCGCTCGAGCCGTGTCGGTTAACCTCCGCGCCTACGGCGGGACCATGACGCCGGACGAGGTGGCGGCTATGTGGGCGGCCTACATGGTGCCAGCCACGAGGGCGGAACTTCACTACGTCCTAGACCGCCCCGGGGCCCCGGAGCGTATGACCATTGTTCGGCCGTCCGGCTACACGTGGCCGGTGAGCGGGAAGCGGACGCGGGAGATACATCTAGGGTGGGTAGCGCCGGACCCGGTTATGTCCGATCCGACCGAAGCGACCGCCACCGCCTACGCCGGATCAACCTCGAGCCCCGGCCGGCTGTACCCGCTCACCTACTACCGGCTGTATCCGCCCGGTGGCGGCGCCGCGACCACCGGCGTAATCAGTAGCGCCGGCGACCTCGCGGTACGGCCGCTAATCCGCGTGTGGGGGCCGATCACGACGCCGGTAGTTAGCCTCGAGATACACGACCCGTACCCGAACGTCATAGACACGGATCGGATCGTGTTCGTTCCCGGATTCCGGATAGACGCCAGCCACTACGTAGAGATAGATACCGACACTAAGACGGCGGCCCGGGACGACGGAACGAGCGTCGTGGCGTCTGTGGACTGGCAAGCGTCCACGTGGCCGGTAGTACCGCCGGCGCCGGCGTCCGCCTACATGACGCTAGCCGGCGACACGACTAGCGGGATCACGCAAGCGGTGGCCTACTGGCACGACGGGTACCTCACGTGAGCACGCCGGACGGCCGCTGGCGGCTAACCGTGCACGAACGGGACTTCACGACCACCGGCCTACCGGCGTCGTCTACGGGGATCGCGGAGCTAACAGACGCACGCTCGAGGCGGCTAGAACAAGCGCTAAACACGCCGGCGAAACTTACCTTTACCGTGGACGGCCGTTCGCCAGCGTGCGCGGAGGTGGCCGAGCTGCGGACGGACGTAGTGGCGTGGCGCTCGAGCGCCGGCGTGGACGTGCCTATGTTCCGGGGCGTGGTCACACAGTCAGAGGACGTGGTATCCGAACAAGCGCACGCGGTTAACTTCACGTGCCACGACTACCTAGCGGTACTGACCCGGCGCTACCTCACCGCGAACACGGACCTTACCTACACACAGACGGATCAGGACGACCTAGTAGTAAACCTCGTGGCGCGGGCTAACACGATTACCGCCACCGGCGGACACGCGTTCGGCCCCGGGGCGCGCCTACCGGTGGCGGTGGCGCTCGTGGACCCGGACGGCCGGACTCGAGGCGTGAAGTCCGGCGAGCTACGGGACCGGACCTACCCGGGCGGAACCTCGATAGGGCAAGCGATAACGGACCTCGCGGCCGTCATCAGCACTAAGGACGCCACGCGGTCCGCCTACGACGTGGACGTAGGGCCGAGCGCAGCCGGCCTAGATCAGCTACGCGTGTGGTACCCGGGGCGGGGCGTGAACCGAACGGACCTCGCGCTCACCTACCCGGGGAACGTGGCGAGCTTCACTCGAGCGGTGAACAGCCAGTCGTACGCTAACTACGTCCGGGTCATAGGGGACGCCGGTAGCGGAACTTCGCAAGTAACCGCGGACGCGTGGAACACGGACGCGGACGGCGGCCCGGTGGGACTGTGGGCGGAATCGGATAACGAATCGGACGTGTCCGTGTCCGCCACGCTGGCACAGAAAGCGTCCGGCTATCTCACGGCCGCCGGCGTGCTCGTGCCTAGCTACTCGTTAACGCTGGCGCCGGGATGGTACACGCCGGGCGCGCTCAACCTAGGCGACACGGTATCGCTCGTGCTCGATTCCGGCCGGCTACACGTGGCTACCACCGTGCGCGTCCTAGGGATCAATCACGCCCCGGTAGACGACCTCGAGGCCGGCGAGGACATAGAGGTAACGGTAGGCCGGCCGCGGCTAGACCTATCCGCCATGTTCCGGCCGCTACGGCGGGACATAGACGCGCTGGCACGGAGGTAGAACGATGGCACGCTTACAGCCACTATGGCTACAGTCCGGAAGCTACGCGGCTAGCCAGGATCGGCGGCTGATCGGGGCGCTGTGGCCGGACTACCGGATAACCGGTATGGCGGTAACCGCCAGCACCGGTAACGACGTGAGCATAGATGCCGGTTCGGCGTCCGTGCCGGCCGCGGACGGATCGGGCTCGTTACTGGCGGTGGCTACCGCCCCGGAAGTGCTCACGCTTCCGCCGGCGCCGGCTACCGGCCTAGACCGGGTAGACCTCGTGGTAGCACAGATACGCGGCACGGACGTAGACGGTGGCGTCAATAACGACTGGATATACGCCTACGTGTCCGGGGCGGAAGTGGCGCCACCGGCTACGGCGCCACCGGTGCCGGCCGGCGCCGGACAACTAGCGTCCGTGGTCCGCCACGGTGGCGCCGCGGCTATCGCCCCGGCCGACATAACCGACACCCGGCCCGGACTAGCGCTGGCCGTCCCACCGGCGCCGGCGCCGGTAAAGCGGTACTACCTCCGGGCTCACCGTAACGCGGCCTATA